GCCGCCCTCACCCGCGAGCAGGTGCGTGAGTGGCACGCCTGCCATCCCCAGCCAGCGACGGCGAACCGGGCCCTGGAGGTGCTCGGGGTGGCGATGCGGCTGGCGGAGGACTGGGGGTGGCGGCCGGCGGGGAGCAATCCGGCCCGTGGGGTGAAGGCGCACCCGGAGCGGCAGCGGCGGCGATACGCCAGCGCGGACGAGCTGGCGCGGCTGCGTGCTGCGCTGCAGCAGTGGGAGGCCCAGGGGGCGCTGTCGATGCGGTGGCGGTTCGCGCAGCTGGTGCGGCTGCTGCTGCTCACCGGGGCCAGGCTGCGGGAGGTGATGTGCGCTGAGTGGTCGGAGATCGACTGGGAGCGTGGCGTGCTGCGGGTGCCGGCGGAGCGAGGGAAGACGGGGGCCAGCGAGGTGCAGCTGAGCGATCGAGCGCTGGCGATCCTCCGGGCCCTGGAGGCCGCGGCCGGCGGGGGCCGGTGGGTGATCCCCGGCGAGACGGGGGAGAAGCCGCTGGTGGGCTACCGGCGGCTGTGGCTGGCGCTGCTCCAGGAGGCTGGTGTGAGCGACCTGCGGATCCACGACCTGCGGCACACGTTCGCCAGCTATGCGCTGAGCGGTGGCCAGACGCTGGGGACGGTGGGCCAGCTGCTGGGGCACCGGAGCGCGCAGACGACGACGCGGTACGCCCACCTGGTGGACGACGCGGCGCGTGCGGCGGTGGCGCGCGTGAGCGACGACCTAGGGGTGTGAAGGATTGTTGCGAGTGCTCGGCGCCCTACCAGCCGCGCCTCTACCTTGGGCCCATCGGCAGGCCGAGCGCGCCGCCGATCCATCCCCATCGCCCGGCACTGGCCGGTTCCACCCATGTCCATCACCTGCATCACCGCCTGGGCCCTCGCCCTGCTCCTGCTCCCCCTGGTGGTCCTGTTCTGGGCCACCGAGTCGCGCCAGCAACGCGCCCGCCGGTGGCGCTCCTATGGCCTCACCCAGCAGGCCATCGCCGATCGGCTGGGGTGCTCACGCACCACCGTCCGCCGCCTGCTGGCGGCATGACCGCCGCAAGAAAAAGCCCCCGGCCCACCATGCGCCGGGGGCTCAGCAGTCCCTCCCTCAGGCTAGGCCAGCAGCTCGCGCGGATCCTGTCCTGTCGCCATCATCTGACTCAGCCGCTTTGCACGCTGCCCGACCTGGCCGGCCCAGCGCGACTCGAGCATCATCGCCGCGGCCTGTTGATACTGCCCAGCCTGGACCGCAGCCAGCGTCCGCCTGAACGTCAGCAGCGTGCCCAGGCCCATGTTGAACGCCATGTCGATCAGCACCCGCTGCCGCACGTCGTCCAGCGTGCCCACCCATGGCAGCGCCTTCAGCAGCGCCGCTTGGGTGGAGGTGATGTCGTTGCCAAGCAGATAGGCCGACTCCTGCGCCGTGATGCCACGGTCCTCCAGGTTGCGGCCGACGCCGATGGTGAGCTTGCCAGCGGTGCACCGATACGGCTTGAGCCGTTCGCCCTCGTGCAAGCGCAGCTGACGGATCAGCCGGTTGTGATCGATCAGCGCCATCAGCGGCGGCCCTTGGGCGAGTAGGGGTAGGCCCGGCGGGCGGCTTCCAGCAGCAGCTGTAGCACCCCGTTGGCCTTGACCTTGGGCATCAGCGACAGGCCCTCTGACAGGAAGAACAGGCCGAAGCCGATCAGCACCTCGACGTGCGCAGAATCCAGTTGCATGGTGACCTCCTCAGGTGATGGGTTGAGCGATGATGGCCCAGCCGTTGCCGGGCGCGTAGCGGTAGCTGTTGCCTGATGGCACCACCTCCCAGCGACGGCAGAAGTTGCGGAACGAGTAGCGCAGTCTGGCCCCCCAGTTGTTGATGTAGCCCCCGTTCACCACGTCCATCTCGCCGAACGGGTCGTGGACGATGAAGTTGGTGGCGTCGTAGCCGATGGCGGTGCACCAGTGGCCATCGCCGTGGAGGTTCCCCAGGCCGCCCTTGTGGATGGGGCCCAGGGGGACGGGGATCCCCTTGTCGATCTGGGCCTTCACGTCCGCCGGCGTGCAGGTCTGGTCCAGGTGGGCGGTGACGCCGTAGTGGGCCAGCGCCTTGATCTGGTTCGGGGCCTCTGTGGTGTCGCCGTAGCGGAGCACGCGGCCCAGATAGGTGTCGTCACCATTGGGCCCCTTGAGCGTGCCGGGCTTGAGGGTCTCCAGCAGCATGGCGCAGGAGCTGCTGAAGCACATTCTGAGGGCGTGCGCGGTGGTGGAGTCGCGCTGGCTGTAGTAGGGCACCTGCAGCGGGTTGCTGAGGGTCCGCGGCTGCTCCTGCTTCCCGGCGCCCTGCCAGGTCTGATACCAGCTAGCGTCGCGGCGCTTCAGGCTGACGGGCACCGCCTCCCAGAACTGCTGAGCACCGGCCCGCTGATGGGGTAGGCCCTTCCAGTGCTCGAAGAACGGAACGATGTCAGGGAGCAGTCCCGGTTCTTGAGTCATGGCTGCTTGCCTCAGCCGGTGGTCCACCGAAGTGTAGCCGTGCGCCAACTGCAGACCACAGGATTGGCGCGACAAAGCCTATGACGACGGCGAGGATGACGCCCTGGGCGACCCGCTTCTCGACCTCAACCAGTCGCTTGAAGGCATCGGCCAGGTCTGTTCGCTTCTCCGCGACGCTGACGACGATTGCATCGAGCTTCCCCTCCAGGGCCCCGAGCTTGTGGTAGATGTCCCCGTGGGAGACTTCGTGCTCAGGCATAGCGCCGCCTCGATCCATGCAGGTTACTTCAGCCGCCAGTATTCCGGCCGCTGGCCATAGGTGCTGGTGTAGCTGCCCTCACCGGCCGACCAGGAGAAGCTGCCACGGCTGGAGCTGTTGCTGATGATGGTGCGGCCATCGCTCTGCACGATCCCGATGTGAGGGTATGGGGGGCTGCCGTTGTCGCGCATGATGGCGATCGCCCCTGGCTCGGGGCCTGACAGCAGCGTGCCGGCTCCTGCCGCCAGCGAGGCCCGTGCCGTCGGCACGTAGTTGCTGTTGCCCCACGGCGGCGTGACGCCAGCGCTCCTCAGTACCTTGTTCACGGCGAACAGGCAAGCATTGTTGCCGCCGTCCGGGCCCCCTCTGGTGTTCATCCCGCGCGCGCGCTCGGCCGCCTGCGCCACAAGCCGGGCCTTGTCGCCAGATGGCAGACCGTTGTTCGCGCCGCTGCTCGCGCCCCCCACCCATCCATCGTTCTCCTCGCCCTGCGTGCCGCACTCCACCGAGGTGGAATAGCCGCCGGGGCCCAGGTCGTGGGTGATGGTCCTCGCGTTCCAGGTGCCGTCCACCTCCGGCCGGAACCCTTCGAGGGTGATCGTGCCCTCGGCGTTCAGATCGGGCCGGCCTGGCATCGTCAGCGACACCCGCACCTCCCCAGCGCGGAGGCTCTGGAGCTTGCTGGCGGCGGCAGCCTTCGCCTCGTCCTCTGTCTTGAACAGCTGCTTCTCCTCGAAGGTGGGCAGCTGGCCATTCGCCTGGCCGGCGGTGTGCGTACGCTCCTTGTTCGTGCTGCGGTCGATCCAGCGGGTGGTCACCGCGTCGTAGGCGCCGCGGCCCTTCAGCGTCGCCCGCCAGGTGGACACCTCTCGCTCGGTGATCGTGAACGTGCCGCCCGCCGCCGGCGAGGGACTGGCCGCACCCTTGCCGCGCTCGACCACCACCAGCTTCCCGTCAGCCGGTTTGATGGTCGCCTTGTACTTCTCTGCCAGGCGGGTAAGGAACGCCTGGTCGGTCTCGTTGGTCTGGTCCTCGTGCTTGATCTGGATGCTGTTCAGCGGCGGCTTGATCACCGGCGCCAGGCCATTCCGCTTGGCGATCTCCTGCACGATCTGCCCCAGGGTCTTGTTGCTCCAGCTCTGCGTCCTGCCCGCCTTCACCAGTTCGGGGGCGGTCTGGGCGGCCGTGGCCTTGATCACCATCGACCGTGGCCCGCCGCTCAGGTCCACCTCGTCGACGGAGAACGCTCCCATGTAGGCCGGCGTCTGGTAGCCCAGCCACACCCGCAGCCATGCGCCGTAGCGTGGCGCGGGCATGCGCTTGTCGCGGTCGTCGACGGTGATCTCCAGGCTGTCGCTCTGCTGCCCCGCCTGGTCGGTGATGCGCAGGCTGATGAGGCGATCCCTGATCTTGTCGGTGATGTCGGTGCCGTCAGCGACGACGCGGAAGGCGGGTGCGGTCATGGATCCCAGATTCTCACCACCTCAGAGACGCTGGGCTCCGGGATGTCGGGCAGGAGGATGGCCAGGCCCTCAGGAAGGATCGGCGCCATGTCGGCCAGCCCTGGGTTGACCAGCAGCACCGCCTCAACCGTCTGCTGGGTGCGGCCGTAGTAGGCGTGGCAGATCGCGTCCACCTCGTCGAACTGGCGGGTGATGTAGGTCTGGGTCATGGCCGGACGAGCTGCTGGACCAGGTTGGTGATGAAGGGGTCCATGTTGAGCATGGTGCCAATGGTGGCAGCATCGCGTATCAGGTTGGCCAGGCCGGCCGCCCCGGGTGCGCCCCCGCCGATGGCCTGCAGCTGTGCGGTCGTGGCTGGCCGGAGCGCATCGAGGGCGACGTGCATCGCCGACGGCCCGCGACGCACTCCCATCGCCTGGATCAATTGTGCGCCGGCGATCCCCAGCTGCGCCCAGGTGGAGGTCTGCGTGGAGGTGAGGCCGTTGATGCCGAAGGCGTTGAGGGTTGCGCCCACGTAGTCGCCGTTGACGACGGAACGGGAGATGTTGCTGAGCTGGGTGATGCTGAAGCCAGCATTGCGCGCGGCCACGGATGTGACGGCGTTGGCGGGGTTGAATGGCCATCCGGTGGCGTTGAATGCGCTTGCATCGCCGGTCCATGGGGTGACACCAGCAGCTGCTGCGGTGGCCCTCCCGAGGGTCTGGGTGCTGCTGCTGAGTGCGACCGGCGCGAAGCTGAGGGGGCTGGCGGCCTGGCCAGGGTTGTCGTCGACGTAGCGGAGCAGCGCCAGGCGGAAGGTGATCTGGCGTGCGCCACCGCCGGGGGCGAAGGTGGAGAGGCCCTCGCCCACCTGGCGGATCACCCACTTGCCGTAGTTGCGTCCCAGGCCATCGGTGAGGATCTGCGGCTGGCCCTGGCCGGCGAGTGTGCGGAGCGTTTCGACGGTGGTCTGGCGGCCGGAGAAGCCGGGGAACAGGACACCATCGAGGGTGATCTCCTGGCTGCCGGGGCCGAGGAACTGCACGGCCGGGTCGCGCAGTAGCCGATCCTGCGTCTCCCACCGGTATTCGGCGGTGCGGTCCAGGGACTGGGGGACACCGTTCGGCAGGTCGAACTGGAAGCTGCCGAGTTGGAAGATCGGGCGGGTCATCGTCAGTCGTTCAGCAGGGTGCGGTAGGCGGATTCGATCTGCCGCACGAGATCTTGCATGGCATCGTCCACCTGGCGGCGGATGTCCATCGCATCGCCGGTGGGGGCGTTGATGGTGATGGGCGAGTTGATGGTGATGGCGGCCGCTGGAGCAGCAGCACGCGCACGCACAGGGGCGGGCACGGGCACGGGCAGCGCGCGGGCGGGGCCAGCTGCAGCGGCCGGCGAGGCGACAGACAGCAGGCCTGCGAGTGCGCCGGCGGTGATGGGCCGGGCGATGCGGGGGATGATTGCCCCGTCGAAGCCAGGCACGAACAGCTCACGGCGTCGCTCCCCGACGATGTAGGGGAAGCCCGCGCGCACAGGCCCGCCCATGGCGCGACCCGGGGGTGTAGCCGGCGCAGCGCCGCTGCCGCCGCCACTCTCACCGCCGCCGCCACCACCGCCGACCATCGAGCCGATGCGGGAGACCGCGCCGCCGACCCAGGAGAACAGCGCGCCGGCCCGGGCCTTCAGCCCATCGATGATCGTGCCGATGATCTTCTGGCCGATGCCCGAGCTGGTGAACAGGTTGATGATCTGCCCAGGGATGGGAGAGATCAGGGCCAGGATGCCGGGGCCGAAGCGGGCGAAGCCCTGGATCAGCTGGGTGATCAGCCGCTGGAACAGGGAGGTCATCCAGCCGTACCAGGAGCTGAACATGCCCTGGACCCCGGCGATCATCTGCCCGAAGCCAGCCTGGATCTTCTGGGTGTCGCCGGTGAAGACGCCGACCAGCATGGTCCAGCCGCCCTGCAGCACGCTGATGAAGCTGGTGAAGGTGGTGCCAATGCCGGCGAGTGCCGCGTCGACGCCGGCCCGGAACCAGTCCACCTTCTGATAGGCGAAGGTGAAGGCCGCACCGATGCCGATCACGCCGGCAACGATGGCGGTGATGGGGCCGGCGGCCACCGCCAGCACGGTGCCGATGCCGGCCAGGGCGGGGAAGGCTGCAGCGGCTGCGCCGAGGGCGGTGCCGATCGTGCCGATGGCGGACACCACCCCGGCGATGATTGGCAGGGCAACCACCAGGCCGGCCAGGGCGCCGCCGATCAGCACGATGCCGGTCATCAAGCGAGGGTTGGCAGCCGCCCAGTTGCCGATCCCCTCAGCGATCGGCGTGATCACCTCCGCCATGCGCGTGAGCGGGGGCAGGAGGGCGTTGCCGACGGCGATGCCCAGACGCTGCGCCGAGTTCTGGAAGCTGGTGAGGGTGCCCTGGAAGGTGGCCAGGCTGCGCTGAAAGTCCTGGTCCACGGTGCCGGCCGCCGCCGCGCCGCCGGCATCAGCCTTCAGCTTCTCGTACTCCTTCCGGTACTTCATCAGGGACAGCAGGGCCAGCTTGGCTTCCTTGTCCCCGAAGATCTGGGAGAGCTTGAAGACGTCCCCGCCGGTGACCTTCTGCAGCTGGTCGAGCGCGGCCTCCATCGGGTTGATGCCCCGGGCCTTGGCGTCGTTCAGCACCTGCTCAATGTTCACGCCGAACTTGGAGAAGCGCTTCACCGCATCGGGCGCGGTGAGCTTCAGCATCGCGTCGGTGAGGCGGGTGGCGGCCTGGCCAGCGTCGGGAGCATCCTTCCGCACCATCTGCATCATGGCGGCCAGGGAGACGGCCCCCTTCTGACCCTGGATGCCGAGGCTGCCGGCGGCAGCGGCGATGGTGGGCATGAACTGCGCCATGTCCCGCAGCTCGAAGGCGCCCTGCTTGCCGGCGAACGCCAGCGCATCGAACGTGGCCTTCAGCTCGGTGGGTCGGATCTTCAGCGCGTTCTGCAGCTGGAAGCCGGTCTTCGTCACGTCCAGCAGGTCGGAGTTGGTGGCGGTCGCCACCTTGCCCAGGGACTCCATCGAGGCGACGGCATCCTTCAGCTCCAGTCCCTGGGCCACCAGGTCCTGGATGCCGGCCGCCAGCTTCTCCGGGGAGAGGTTGGTGAGGTTGCGGCCGCTGAGGCGCAGCAGCTCACCAGACAGCGCCTTGATCTCCCCCTGGCCGATGTTGGCGGTCTTGCCGATGTCGCTCAAGATGAGCTCAAAGCTGGCCGCCTGGCGGATGCTGGCCCCAAGTGCCAC